GTAGTGATGCTCTGCGCCAGAGATGAGCTAAACGTGGTGTTGGTGGTGTTTGTCTGAGTTATGGACGCTGCCAGTGACGCACTGTTGGTACGTATGCTAGACGACAGCGTGGTGATACTTTGCGCCAGAGACGAGCTAAAAGTGACGTTGGTCGTGTTTGTCGTGGTGATGGATGCCGCTAAGGAAGAACTGTTACCATCGATTCTGGAAGATAATGTGGTAATGCTCTGGGCCAGAGACGAACTAAATGTGGTATTGGTTGTATTCGTCTGTGTTATAGATGACGCCAACGACGCACTGCTAATGTTTATACTAGAAGAAAGAACAGTGACTCTCTGAGCCAGAGAAGAACTATAATCCGTATTTACGCTGTCGATTTCGGTGATAAATGCAGCAATAGAAGCGCTCGTTGAATTTACAGATGAGTTTAATATTGTTGTTCTATCCGCAAAAGATGAAGAGTTTGTTACTACCGCCTGTTCAACCGTGGTAATAGACGCGGCCAAAGAAGCGCTATCTATAAAAACTGCACTTGCGGAGATCGACGCCAGTCTTGATGCCAAAGAAGAGCTTGCACTAGAAAATGCAAAATCTGTGCTGGTTATTGCCGCCGACAATGAGCTACTAAATGTATCGAAACTCGTATTAAGTTGAATGGAGCGTTCAGCGAGCGAAGCACTTGTAGTGGAAAATACGGTATCTACGTTTGAAATTGTGGCAGAGATTGAAGAACTAACTAAATTTATGCTAGACGATAATGTGCTAGATCTTGTAGCTAAAGAAGAGCTTAGATCGGTAAATGTTTCTTCAATTGTTGTTATTGTAGAAAGTAATGATGCGCTAGTATTTACAAAACTTGAAGAAAGCGTAGATGCCCGCGATGCCAGTGAAGAACTAAATGTTACAAATGTTTGTTCCGTTGTAGATATAGAAGCCGCTAACGAAGAACTTTGAAAATTAGCATCAGAATCTAATGTGGAAACTCTGGAGGCAAGGGACGAGGAATTATTTACTACAGTTTGTTCAATGCTTGATATTGACGCGGCCAAAGATGCACTGTCGATGAAAATGGCACTGGCAGATAATGCAGATATTCTTTGTGCCAATGACGAACTGGCATTAGTAAATGCGAAATCCGCAGTGGTTATTGCGGCAGAAAAAGAAGAACTAAATGTATATACACTTGCAGATATGACCGTAGTTCTAGAAGCTAATGAAGATGACAGTGTATTTACCGCAGTCTCATTTTCGGAAATGAAAGAAGAAAATGAAGAACTAACCCCAGTTATGTTGGAGTTTATTACCACCAATCTTTCTGCCAAAGAAGATGATGCTTCAGAAAACACAGTCGAAGATTCCGATATAGATGCGGCAAATGAAGAACTTACATTTTCTATGTTAGAAGATAATGTGGAACTCCTCTGTGCGAGAGATGACGACGTAGATACAAAAGTTTCATCAACGGAAGTGATCGTGGCAGAAATGGAAGAACTAACCGTGGTTAGCTCAGATGATAATGTTGATATTCTTTGTGCAAGCGAAGATGAAGAATCTGAAAACGTACTGTCCGTAGTAGTAATTCTTGATGCTAAAGATTGACTTGTGTTTGAAAAACTTGCTTCTAAAAGTTGAGTTCTTTCTGCCAAAGAAGAGGATACCGTAACAAACGCCGTATCTGCGTTTTGTATCAATGCCGCTATTGATGCGCTATTTTCATTAAAATTGACTGCGGCAGCTATCGTTGTTATTCTTCCGGACAGAGACGATGATGCTTCCGCAAATGTAATATTATTTTCCGATATCGACGCCGCCAGAGAAGAACTTGTATTTGAAAACGAACTTCTCAATTCATCAATAGTCAGGGCAGACGATGCACTGGTAGTAGTAAAAGAATCTCTTACAGATTTTACACTGGAATCCAAGGATCCAGAAACATTAGTGAATGAAGTACTTAGTTCTACAATCTGTGTGGCGGCTGACGAACTGAAAGTTGTTAGTGTGGAAGATAGCTGGGTTATTGTTGCTGCCAAAGACGCACTGTCCAAGGAACCCGATCCAGCTATATACGAAGAAAGGTTTTCTACTTTAGCGGCCAGAGAAGAACTTGCATTTATAAACGTGGTATATGTAGTATCTATTGATGAAGCAAACGATGCACTATTGAAATTTGCATTAGAACTTATCGTGTCAATTCGAGTTGCAATAGATTCGCTAGTGGTAGTCAACGTAGCTTCTATTGTTTTTATGGAGCTTGCCAGAGAACTACTGTTTATTGATAGCGACGAACCTAAACTAGTTATATTTGCCGCAAAAGAAGAAGAACTATCTGAAAAAGCTCCATATACCGAAGTTATATATGCCGCAGTTGATGCGGAATTTTGCATCAAGGTTTCGCTAAATGCTCCGTAACTTGCAGACAAAGAAGCAGAAACTTGATCCAATTTTATTATTACGGAAGAAGATATGCTGGTTAGAGAATTGTTTAGTGAAGTAACTCTTGTACTAAGAGAACTGGACGCCGCAGTCAATACCCTAACATTGGTAGATATGGACGAAGAAAATAGTCCAAGTTCTTGTCTAACTACATCGATAGACTCGGTAGGAAGCGGTATTATTGGTCCACCACCCTGCTGTATTGTAAGCGTTCCATTATTTTGGTCTGTCAGCTTTACAGATCCGACGTATAAACTCCCCGAAGTTACATATATATCTTTCCATCTTCTGGAAGGACTTCCCAAATCATACAAATTATCTGTCTGTGGGATTATATTTTGATTTACTTGACTTAAATCAATAGAACCACTTACAATTGAACCAGAACCGCCAGAATTTAAGTAAGGTAAGCTGGTCCACGAGGCAGTTCCATTCCCTATCTTAAGTCTACCAGTATCCAGTTCAAATCCGGCTTCGCCTGGATATAATGTCGGATTTACTGCCGCCCAATTTGAAGCAGTATCTCTTTTTAGCTGAATTCTAGAAATTCTGATTGTTGCCATTTTCTATAAATATTACGTAGACCCAGCATCTCCACCGTCCAGTACAATATCTATCACGTTACCTCCTCCACCACCTCCACCGCCACCCCCACCGCCACCTCCACCTCCACCACCTCCACCGCCCCCACCTATTACAACGGTAAAAGGAATGTCGCTGGATACTATACCTACCGGATCTACGAATATTTTTGTTTTTAATGGCATAAATCTTTTATTATAAGCAAAAGTATATGAGTTTGAGCCATATGCCAGCCTATTTTGAGCATCATATAGTTCCATTTCTATTTCATATAGTTCATTGGGCACTTTTACAGGTAATGGTATTTTTACGCTAAAACTATCAATAGAATAATCTATATTTTGATATGGTTGTATAGAAATATCGGATATGTTCCATTCGCCCTGACTTGGTGCAAGAAGTATAGTGCCAAATGACTCTTGTTCATTGAAAAATGTCTTTTCGTATGCTTCATTAGCGCCAAAGTTGTATGAACTGTCTATATATCCAATCATTTTTTTATTTGTTCCACTTATATAATAAGTATATAATTTAGCGTCATTTGAGTTGTTAGCACCCGCTTTTACTTTCATACTGAACTTATATAAAGTATTTTGACGCAATCTGATAGGATTACTGTCATGAACCCTACCGTTTATTAGGTTCTCTTGTGAAGCACTGTAGTTTGATATATATGGAATGTTATTTATACCAAGGTACGACGATGTTGGATATATATCATAGTTTATAAATGCATCTGTATTCGCATACCAATATGAGTTATTCAGTAAGTTAGGTCCATAATATGTAAAGTCAGTTGAACCTGAAAATGTATTATCCTTGAATATTACATAATCACTCAATGAACTATTATCCGCGTGGCTTATTCTGGCACCGTTTATAAGCACTTCGTTACTTTGAGTAAAAACACAGCCGCCCTTTATAAACCAATGCTTTTGTACATGTGCGTTATTATAAAAATATGATGTATTATCATACAATCCATTATCAAACTTTTTTGAACGTATAACGTGCTCTGCTTCAATCTTACCTTCGGCCAGCAATGTTTTTGATATTGGCGTGTTTAAACTTCTCCCATATATCTTGTAGTATGACAAATCGCCGCACAATGTTCTTGCATTATTGCATTCAATATTTAACGCGGACACAAAGTATGTAGAACCTGAAGGGTCTGCTCTTGGCAAATATACAGGTATTTGTTTATGAAATATTTCATATTGACCATCGGACAAACTTAATACATAAAAATTTTTCTTATGAAATACAGTTTGCTTGGCGGCATCATCTATTACTGTATATCCCTTCAACTGAACAAGATTGTTTTTGGCGTATGGTGAATCTTCGTTTGTTGAGTTGATAAGTTCAGATACGGTCGCAAATGGTATATCAAGCAGCAATGAAGTTTCATTTACTACTCGTTTTATTTTTGCGATAAAATCTGTATTCAATATGCCTTGATACTCTACTCTATTATCGCCAAAGTTTGTGTATGTAAACTTTGTTACGGTTGGATTTTTCAGGCGTATATTTTCGCCTTCCATACTGGCACTAAACTTGTTTCCAGATTTCCAGTATAGTTGATATGATGCATCTTCAAACTGATAATCATAATCTCCGTTTGCATTGTTTTTTGGACTTAGTGCAATTGACGAAAATGTGCCAGAAGATAAGCTATATGAACTCGTTGGATATAATGGCAGTGAATATATTTCTGATTTTGTTCTGATATATGGCGACGTAAAAAATCTTACTTCAGAATCAGTTTTTTTGCTAGTGTCTATCAATAAGTTTCTGGTCCATATAACTTCACCGGTTTCTAGCTTCTTATCTTCGGATGGAGCACTTGTTAGTGGCAATCTTTGGTTTTTATTTATCTTGTATCCAACATTATTATAATACGCAACAAGACCTGTATATCCTTCTAAATTTAGCCCAAGAGCACGTATTTCTATTTTTCCTGTGCCGTTGATTGTTTCTTCTGGAACATTTACATAGTATAATTGACCTGTGAGCGTTTGTTCAGAAAACGCAGAATTGGTTGGTTGAATTATTCCTGAAGGCAGAATATTGCCTTGGGTGTCATATACTCTTACCGTAATAGGAGTATTAGGTATAACATACGGCGTTGTATTTACCGTAAACGAATTCTTGCCCGCTTTTAGTACATCACTAAAGTTAGTTAGAAAAAAGTAGGTATTAGAGTTGTAATCTACGTCAAATAGTTGTTCCATAGGTTTTTATAGTTCCTATGGTTATAAATATATATCAGACGGTATTATCTATCTTACTGAACCCGTTTTCCTTCTTTATCTCAAGTTGCTTATCTACCATGTCTCGCATAGCGTCAAGATGGCTTATTATAATGATAAAATCAAAGTTTCGCTTTAGATAATCAAATAATGCGTGTAGCATAGGTATATTATGACCATCTAATGCTGAAAAACCTTCATCTACAACAAGATAGTTTGGTCTTGGTAGATTACTCACGTTGATTAGAGCAACTCTAAGTGCCAATCCCGATATGAACTTTTCCATACCTGAACATAGTTCAAGCGGCCATTTTTTATCTTCATACTTGATATATACATTCACATTCTTGCCGTCTGTTTCTATGCTTACACTAAACTCGACAATATGAGATAGTATGTTATTTACTTCTTGTTCAATCTTTGGTATGGCGTCGGATATTATTTGATATGGCACGCCATCCTTGCCAACGGCAGAAATATAATATTGATATGCGGAAAGATCATCTTCGTATTGTTGTATTGTCAATAGTTGTTTTTCTGATTCTTTGAGTTGATCGACCGCAGATACTTTCTTGCTATACGCATCCATATGCTCTTTTTCTATGTTTTTGAGCTTAGATGATATGTTTGACGCTTTGATTTTTAGCTCATTGACAATATCTTCTATCGCCTTGTTGCTTTCTACAATCTCTTTTGACTTTTCATATAGTTCAATTTGATCTTGTAGTTCTTTGATGCGAGCATCATTTCTTTCAACACCGGACTTTAGATTTGTTTTTTCAAGTTCTTTCTTGGAAATAAAAGCAGTAAGCGTGTTGAGTATTTCTTTTAGTTTCACGCTTTCTTCATACTTTGATACATACTCGGCATATGCTTCCATTTCTGTTTTGATGTTTGATAATGCGTCGGATAGTTCCTTGGCTTCTGTTCTATCGGCAGCAAGGCTTTCTCTGGTTGATATAGCATCTTTTACAAAGATATTATCGCAGCAGTATTTACAGTTGGGGTCATATTCGTGTTTATCAAGATGAGCCAACTTCTTCAGCTTTTCAGACACAATCGTTTTGAGTTTATCCATCTCGGTTTCAATACGCTGCTTGGTTCTGCTTAGTGTCTGATACTTGTCATGCTTTTCTTTGAGATCGTCTGGAAACTCTTTTAGCTTGTTGGCGGCGTCAACATATATTGGCTTTTTGGCTGATACTTCAATATCAATCTTTTCAATATTTTCATTTGCCAGCTTGTTTTTTGATACAAGATTATCTCGCTCACGAACAATAGGCATTATGTTTGTAGGAACATTTTCAAGTTTTACAATAGTAGCTTTTTTAGCGTCTATTTCGGCATCAACTTCATTCTTGAACGCCGCTTGTGTTTCTTTTTGTGCGTTCAAGTCATTGATTTTAGAGTCAAGCAGTTCTATATCATTGCTGGTTTGGCTTATTTTCTTCAGCCCATTTTCTTTGTTGAACAACTTGACCGCACCAGACAGTTCCTTGGTTTTGTCTGCGGCAAGAGAAGCTAGTTTATCAAACAAGTTTAGACCAATAAACTGAGACAATAGTTCTTTGCGTTCTGTTTGTCCCATATCAATAAACGAGCCTTGATTGCCTTGTAGAGCAAGTGTAGTCAATACAAAATCATCATAGTCGCCAAGATAATCACGTATGATTTCATTGGTGCTGCGGCGAGCTTCGCTGTTGAGGCTTACTTTTTCATCGCCGTTTAGCTTGTAAAAGTTTACATCAACTTTGACATTGTTCTTTTTGTCTCGCTTGCCTTCACGTTCAATAACGTAATGAACATTGTTTATCTCAAATGTGAACTTGCCACTAAAACTCATCTTTTGCGAGTTCATTACGTGCGTGGCCTTGAATGCTCGTGCACTCTTGTCAAACACCGTAAAGCACAACGCATCCATCAATGAACTTTTGCCGCTGGCATTTGCCGCAAATAGTCCATATACATCCTCAAGCTTTGTAAAATCAAGAATGTTCTTTTCGCCATAACTAAACATATTGCTGAACTCAAACTTGACTGGCTTCCAGCGAATGTTTCTGGATGTATCATCCTTGCTTAGTCCAGTATTTAGTTCCTTGTTGATTTTACAGACGGTGTCAATAGTTTCATCGTCCATAACATCCACAAACTTCTTTCGCAGATAATCCGTGATGATTTTGTTCTGATAATCAATATTGCCGATTTGATTTAGATTTGATATGTTTTGTGCTTGAGCAACCTTGGTGGCACCATCTGTATCTACTCTTACATATATCAAGTCGGTGATTTCATATGTTTTGCGTAGTTCATTGATTACCTTCTTTACTTCTGTCGCAACACTTTCCTTACAACGCACACGTAGTTTTGGCTTACGTGGCATTGTGGTTATGTCAGTAATCAGTTTGCCGTCATCAACATCTATCGTAAAATACCCATAGTCGTTTGGTATTTCAACATGAGAATATGTTCTTTGCTTGATGTTCCATAGCGATAGTCCGTGTCCAAGCAATGCTTCGCCGTGGTTCTGCTGGATAAGAGACCCCGCATAACGTATAATAGGTTTTTCATTAGTTTCATCATATTGCTGTAAATCTTGAGCCATATGAATATCACCAAGCATGGCAATATCGTGCCCATCAAATAGTTCGTTGGTTATTGTTTTATCCGAGACCGCATATCCTATATCTGTGCGAGCATTTAGTACTCCGCCGTGATATAAAGCGATTTTTGTATCAAAACTGGTCTTTATCTTTTTGGTTACATTCTTGAGCTTGATGTATTTGGTAACGTCGTCAAATACACTCATATTATTGATGAGCAAATTTGCGGCACCATACAAGCCGGTATTCTTTAGATAAAAAAGTTTATTGTGCTTTAGATTATCAACGATAGGAGAAATACTATCAAGACGAGTAGCATTAGTAAGCAAACAATCGTGATTGCCTGCGATGATAATCGTTGGTCTAAGTTCTGATAGTTTATGAAAAAACTCACTTGTAATCTGAACTGCTTCTGGGCTCAAATCAACTTTGCTATGAAGTGTGTCGCCAGTATTGATAATAACCGTGTTTTCTGGCGTCTTTGATATTTCAGCATACAGCTTCTCAAACGCTTCTCTATATTCTTCGTGGCGTTTTGTAAGACGAATATGTATGTCGGATATATGAACAACATAATCAATCTTACTTAGTCCTATATCCAACTTTTCAAATGTATCTACCATAATATTATTTTCCTAATCTTAAACAGGTTAGTGCCCCAAAGTCAAGCACATCCGTTTGTTTAATCTGGTTTATAGTTTTTTCAAATCCAAGCACGTTGGGATCTTTGCCTTCTAAACGCACAAGCTTGGCAGTTTTTCCAAGAGATTGTATAAACTTCGCAATCTTGATGGCACTATTCAACGCATCATCGTCCAACACAATATTGACTTCAGGACATTTGCTGGAAGTTATTGCTGCCTGAAGTTTTTTGCTCATTGTTTTACCAAACAGCGGTATGGCATTACGTTTGAGCGATATAGCATCGAGTGCACCTTCGCACAGATATATTGGATAATCAAAGTCTATCATATTCTCAAACCCAATGATATTCTTGCTAAATTCACTATTCTTATATTTGTAGCCGTCATCATAATAACTGCGGCAACTATAAAAGTTCAGATTGTTATCTTTGTCGTATGATGGAAATACAAGACGATTGGCAAATGGACCCTTTGCGCAATATCCAATGTTGTATTTTACAATATCACACAACGATAGTTTGCGTTTCTTGGCATAGTTGAACGCGACTTTATATTCTCTGCTGCCGTCATTTTCTGCCAAACTCTTGAAGTCAGGCATAAGAGAAAGTGATTCCGTTTTTTCAACTTCAACTTCACCAACTTTGAGTGATAAAATCTTGCTGTCAAACTCTGATAGATTTGATTTGTGCCCGGTATATCGGTCATTATCCCGCACTTTGTCCAATATATCGGACGTTACGTTCATTCGCTTAAACAGCCAATATAATCCACGACCCTTGGCGTGACATACCCAGCAATTCCATTTTTGGGGATCATCCAGACACACTTCCATCTTTGTCTTATGATGGTGGCAGAAAGGACAATGATATACTATATTGTTGCCTTTACGCAGCCTGCCAGTTTCCTTGAATGCTCTGTTCAGCAAACTGGTAAGTTCTGTTATTTTTAATGATGACATTTACCATACCACTATACAGATAATGGTAAAGTAGTCAACTAATAAAAAACCCGCCGTATTTGGCGGGTTTTTGTAATTTATTATTTATCTAATTTTCGTCCCCCTCAATCGCTTTCTAGTTTCTCAATTCCCCGAATAATTGCATCCGTGATGTCTGTTGTTTTTTCAGCTTTTGTGACATCTTCTTTAACAGCATTAAACTGCTCTCCCCATATTCTAACACTGATAGTAGCCTTCCGCGAGCCTCTATCCAAAGTTAATGTAACTTTGTATAATTGTTCTACTCCACTTTTTTTTAATTTTTCAAAAGTTAATAATTGAGTTGACCCCCCGTCGAATGCTGGTCCGCTTATCGCCGTTACTGGATAAAAGCTGTAACTAGTATTCGGCATATTATATATTTTTGATTTTCTCAATTCTTTCAGAATTTTACTACCAAGTTCGTCCATAAATTTGTCTTGTTCGCCAAGTTTTGACAATGAATCCAAGTATTGGTTGTAAATTGTCGAAGCATTGCTTCCTCCAACTTCTTCAATTACTTCTCTAATCAATTGTTTTAGTTCGCTTCTTTTCATAATGATATATCTCTAAAAGGTTATCTTAATAAATATAATGCTAAAACGGTAATCAACCAGCCAAACTTAATACTATGGCGTCTCGCACATCTTCCATCCTTTTATCAGGATTTCCTTTTTTATTTAAAACAGACCATTTTGATAAATCGTATTGTTTCTCCAATTCGGCTTTTACAAAATCTTTAGCCTTGACGCCTTTAGCGCGCGCCGCACCAAGTGCTTTTTTACGAGCAGTTTGTGCGTGAATACTATCTACACATACACCATAATGATTTTCAAGTATATAACCTACTACAGCCTTGTTCTTGACCAGTTTAATAATGACTTGCTGTGAAGTACCCCCACCAGCAAACCCAAACAAGCTTTCTTCAATCATTATTTTATCAAAACTGTGACCAACCAGAGTTTTTATAATAAGGTCTGCTTTATCTTTATACTTCTCGGCGTTTGATATATCAATATAGCCGCAAGATAGTATTTCTTTATTTTCTGTAATAGCCCATCCACAAGTTGTTGTGGATAAGTCAAGACCCAACACTTTCATATAACCATTTATAATAAATCAACCGTGATATGTAGAATTGCTGTGTCGCAGCGTGTTTCTGGCATAATTCAATGCAGAATTGCTGAATCCACCATTTCTGGTAATAAACGGTATGAACGAGCTTGGTTGAAATGTACGAGTATATTGATTGTCAATATAATTATTTGTGGATTGATATACTGGACCGCCTGCCTTATAACTTTCTCCCCATCCTCTGTCCCCAATGCCGTTTCTTGGTGCAATCAAATGCGACCGAATATTGCCATACACAGATGCTCCAAGACGAGGATCGGTATGTATAGTTCTATATAATGTTTCTAATCTTTCAGGACCAGATGGTTTTGCGATTGGGTCGAGTGCTGACATATGTATTTTCTCCTATTATTTATTATAAATATAATGTTACGTATCAAAACGAACAACAATATTAAGCGGCCAATCAATTAAGTTTTTTACAGGTCTTCCCAATTTACCAACAGCTACAAGTTCGTTTCCGTCATACAAGCCAATAGTTGTTATAAACGGAGCCAAATATGAACCTGTAGGGTCGTATGATGAACTATATTGATACTCTAAGAAATATGGATTTACTTTTGCATTATCACTGCGGCAATATGCATTCAAATATTCTTTTATTTCTTTTACATATCTACGTGTAGAGTCTTCGTTAATCAACAAGTTTAATCTGTCTGGAGTAAGACGTTGTAGATAATAAAGAGAAAGTATGTTTCCGTCGTTTAGGTTTATTTTTCCGTCACCATCAATATCAAGTAACCCCGTGTTTACCAAATTATTTTCTATATAATCAAACGCAGTTTTGGTGAATGCATTAAATGATGAGCTTGCTAAATATGCCGCCTCATCACTTTCCAATAACAACACATCCTCGGATTCAAGTTGTAGTATGTCATTATTCCACCAACTATAATCTTTAAGACTATCTTGTTCTAAAATAATTCCATTATCGTCAAACACGAATTCTTCAAAGAATTTTCTCTTTTGCAAATACCGCATTATCAAATCAACATCATTAAAATCAAAAACTCCATCTTGATTTACGTCAAACAACAATGAACTTTGCACAAGTGCAGTAGGATTGATACTATAATTGAATTCTCCTGGTCTAATAGAAATTAAATGTTCGTGCTCGTATATTGTATGAGAACCTTGATAGTTTAAATCAAATCCACGAGAACCTGTACCAGTGAATATATTGTAATAATTGGACGATGTATTTGTTAATACAAAATATCCATTCTTATAAAATACATTTCCGATTAATGGGCTGGTCTGGTAATTGCTAAGATTATAAACATAAACTGAACCGGAACAATTTGATGGAAACCCCAGTAAGTTATTTGGGTCAGAAATAGACTCTGTGGCCGAGGCTGTGGCAAGGTGTACAACAGGTGCACCAACCGTCAAAAAGTCAGAACAAACGCAGACAGAATATCCATAAATATTACTTGGTTTGTATGCTTCTTTGTTTCGCTTTATCATGCCTGTCAGTTTCCAAGCATCCGACGCATCGTCATAATTATATACAGTTACTCTACCCAATACTCCGGACGTATCTTCGGACGAAGTTGAAGCGTATGAATAATTTTGTAATACATATTGTCCATCAACATAATCGACGCTTGTACCGGTTGTGTCGGACCAAGATGTTACCGCAGCAAAATTTCCATCAACAGACACAGATTTTCCAAAATTATTATTTTTTGTATATTGCCTGTCACCAAATGTTTTTAGAGATTTCCAATAACTGGATGTTCCGCACTGCGGCATATATCTATAAAAATAAGCTGCCCCAAGAACAGTTGCTCCACCAGAGTATGAAGAATATGGAATAAATGCCTTATCGCTCAAGCATCCAACAACTATTGTCGGATAACTTACAGAGACCGAAGTTCCAAATCCATCCGTTGTTATTTCTGTAGAAGTAACATCGTTATTGTATAGTGCAAGAGACATATCCAAGTCTCCGTATGTATTATCTCTTCTGAGTATCTTACATTCTCCCCAAGACGCTGTGGGACATTCTCCGTATGAAGCAGAATAGTATGAGCAAGTGAATACTGCGGCATATCCATTTCCACTCTTGTATGTTCCCACAACTAAACTACCAGAATCTAAAGAAACACACCATCCGAATTTATCACCGGAAGCAAGCACGCTTGATGTAACGACCGCTTCATATACCCAAGTATAACTACCAGACAATGCGCCAGAAGCAATAGTTCTTTCATTATATATCGTATATGATCCAGATTCTGTTATAAGTTCTCCACAAAAATCATCCTGTGGGGCAACAGTTTGCCAGAATGAACTGGTTTGTATGTTGTCACACCCATTACTAAAATATCTCTTTCTTCTGAAAATATAAACTGCACCAGATCCACTTACATTTGGTGCACCGACCGCCAACGTGTCGTCATCCAACGCAACAGAATGTCCAAAATAATCATTGTCCGTTGCTCCCTGTAATATATTGACGAGTCCCCAGTTATCTATGCCGCCCTTGTCTCTATTGTATACAAATACATAGCCAGGAAATGAACCAGACAAACATATAGATCCGGAAGATGAGCCAATCGCGAGAAAATTATCTCTCACCGAGACGGATTGACCAAACGTGTCTGTGAAATACGAAGAACTTGCCTGAAACTCTGGTATTGAATATGGGAATGTATCATCAACGTCAAAATCAGTGAAAAATCCAGAATCCGTAAATGGACAATTAAATTTTTTAACTAGTCTGTGAACTCCGGTATTGTCGTCGTATTTAAATATCGCTGCATATCCCAACGAAGGTCTATACAAGCTATACTTGTCTATTGAAGACCCAACAGCAACATACTTGTACCACGAACTGACCGATTCACCGAAGTGCTCATTGTCCGATTGAAAATTATCTACAACAGAACTGCTATCAAATAAAATGGAAGATGTTCCAACATAAGAAACATTCATTCCTATACTGGCATACTCTTTTGCGGAGACTACATCTATTTTATGGACTATGCCATTGCCCAGGTTCAAATAAAATTCTCCACTTGAAGTATCCCAATATGGTCTTGGATATATGTTTTTTACCCCACCCAAAGTTGTATATGTAGAAAAGTGAGAACCGCTGACATACAAATTAGTGTACCCGTCATCTAATATTCTATATTCTTCATGTGGATTTGAGTTGTCGGTAATTACCACGGAGCTTGGTCTTACTTTGTCACCAAATGCGTTATGATTTAGTGCCAACGAAACAACTCTATCATTTATGCTTCTAACTTCTCTTTTTCCAGTTACTTTATCGGTTGTATAACTTTCTACGCCAAACAACTCAGTGAAGTTGTTCTTGTTTCTATAAAACATAGCGTCAGTGAGACTATATATGTTTCTTGCGTATTTCCCAGAAGGATTGATTGGCTCTAACGAGGCAGAATAATATGGACTACCGGATGGATAAAAAATAGATGATATTTTCTTACCTTCGTTTATCTCACAAAACTGATTGTAATATGTGCTATATCCATATGCATCAACAGAAGACGAATCAACACTTTGAACTGTCCAGTTCTTGAACGTATTGAATGGCCTTATTGTGATATCCCCTGCGGAGAACTGTTTTATCATATATAGATAAATATTTATAACCCGCAGTATTTGACCACATTCATGTGGTACTTTCTATATCAAATGTCGATTTTAATTTTTATCAACGCTTCGTTGGTAAAGTCTTTTAGCAACGGCTGACTCAACTTAGCTACGGCAACAAGATCATTTGTTTCGTTATACAGTCCTACAGTGGTAATATACACTTTTGGATCTGTGTAGAAATCGCTGAATCTTAGTTTGCCATAATCTGCGCTAGTAGAATCAGATATAATAAATGTAGGATTATTGCTGTAGTTATATTCCTGATTCTTTACGCGAACAAAGTAATGGCGGGCAGGCACATACTCTGTTACTCTCGCTTTCATTGACGAAATAGTCGCGCCATTTTTGATAGAAGCAAAAAGTACATTTTGCATTCGTGCAAATCCGCCGCTCCATCCATTTACTGGATCATATAAGGAATAGCCGTCTACATCGCCTATCAAATCTCTTAACACGGTTGGATTTAGTATTACCATTCCAAGATCCGGGTACATAGATCCGATTGCTTCATAATTTCTCGTTTGTGCTGCACCATTGGCAATCGTACCCTGTATTAAATTGTAACGCTTCCCTCCAGTTTGTGTAGTAGTCGAAGGGTTGTCCTTGGAGTCGTCAATGATCGTAACTGTTCCAAGAGATCCACTTAGTGTAATTTCAAATTGGCCCGGATCTAATCTATCTTTGTATTTTGTACTTCTAAATGCGATAGCATAAATTGCATCGGAATCAACCGACGTTTGGTTACCGAGTGCGTCAGACTGAATAAATGAGAATTTAGTATCACCAGGTGCCAATAGTAAATTTCTATATTGATTGTATATTGCCTTCGTTGGATAAATCAGACTCCCCTGCGACGTATTGGTATCAAACGTTGAAGAACCAGATCCGGCGTAGTGTCCGTATGTCAAAGAAAAATAGATATCTGCACTGGCTGAGGTTATAGGATAATCATAAACGTTGGTATAGTATAGCCCGTTCAATGGCTCAAACGCCGATGATGACGCGACGGTCTGTGCACTGCTTGTATAAAATTGAGACCATGCAGTTTCTCCATCACTCCATACTCCAGTTGATACTGGCTGGGATCTTCCTGCTACTATATCGGTTGCGTCAAATTGCTTAAAAATCATATGCGTAAATTATTAATCTCTAACATTCACCGTCACCGGTATGGATATAGATCCTCCACTTTCATTTCCAATTACGGTTAATGTTGTGTTGGTAGTTGTGGTCAGCGAAGAGTTTGGAACGAACCTGAATCTAATACCGAGTGCGACCTGCGCGGTTGTTGAAGAAACGTCTCCTATGAATGTTGGAATGGTTGCGGTTGTAGCTATTTGCAATTGCTCGCCAATTATTGTACCAACATCTTTATTAGATAAAATTGCCGTGTATCCAAGAGTAGTATTATAAACTGGGTTAGTGCTTGGAACGATAACAATTTCTCCCTTATAGTCTTTATCTACATATATTGCACTCTGTCCAAGACTAATGACTGGTATAGATGTTTGTCCAGAAGGTAATGTGACGAGTTTATATTTCAATACTTGCGTTTCATCGGTAAACGCTTCAAACACTGGGGTATTTCGTATAGCCAAGTCATAGTATGCGGAACCTTGTGGATGATTGGGTTGATACAGGCTATAATCAATTTCATCGTCCGCCAGAGCATAAGAGTTAATATTCAGGCCACCTTGAGCCGCAAGTAGTTCTCTACCCTTTTTAGTAAGAACTGCATCTACAGTGATAGTTTCGTTATTGATGTACGCCATATAGGTTTCTTTCTAAATAAATATATATGTTAAATCCTTTTTTTACTTATTTTATACTGTTTTTGATATTACCGGTTCGCTATTGTCTAATAGACCAGTTTTAGGATCTACGGTAGTTTTTTTATTTTGGCTATGCTTTTTCCACTTGAAGCTGGTTTGAACTTTAGTTATAGGATTAGTTTGATAACTATTTATTTCCATGTTTGAAAACTGCTGCTTGGTGTATTTGTAGTGATTATCTCTATAGCCGGATAGTAATGTGGCATTTGATGGATAATACTGCATGGAATATATCTTTCTATAGGACAACCCTTGTGCCAACGGACCAAATAGATCTTTTGATGTATTTTCTACGAATCGCGTAAAAATAGAAGCGGTGGGAGCCTCGGCTACAAAATATAGATTGTATACTGTTTTATCTGATACATCATTTCCTGTGTTTTCTCCGTATATATTACCTTCAAAAGTTTGGACGCCGTTATCAATATCAAAAAACCCAGAGTATATTACATTTTTTCCGGTATATAACATACTACCAGAAATTATTAATCCTGGATTAAATACATTACCATTTACAAAAATTGAAGAAGATGGATTCTGTAAAGTATCCAACCCAGACACTGATCCGGACATTATACCAAAAATATCGTGTGGATTCAATGTTGTGTAATCGTGCCAACCTCTCAATCCAGCATCAAAGTACAAACTACCACTAAAATACGTTGGATTTGGAAGACTGGTATTAAATGAAGCGGTCATTGGATATCTATCCAGCGTTGGCAATTTAACAAGATTTACCTTATAGTAATATTTTTCTATTGTTTCCGTTTTTCCTTCAAAGTCATTCAAAATTTCAGATTCAGTTAATTCGCCGTATGGCTTTACATATTTTTGATATACTTGATACTTCTTACTATATTTTATTGTATCTACTCGATAGAATTCATTATCAAAAAATGTTATACCATCTTCCGCGAATAATCTAAAACCATAAACATCATCTACAATTGGGAAAAATACCTGATTTACGTCGGAATATATAGAAGACCCTCTATATTTTACATCCAAACTTGCGCTCTTGTTGGCATCTTTTATTGCTGTGATTCTATTTACTCCATCAGCGACGCCAGTTTTTTGACCAACATCTTGTTTTACCAAAGGTTTTTGCTCAAGTTTTGGTCTTTCTAATATCGTGGGCTCAATCAGTATACCATCTACAAGTTTGGCTCTCGCGGGAATAAGTCCGCGTATGTACTTGAACATCGCCTTATCAAAGTAAAAGCGAACGATGTTCATAAAGAAACTAAAATCTATGTTTCCAAATCCCTGATCGTAATATATCTGCTTGAACTTTTCAAATTTGTCATACGAGCGTTTATATACATCGGCTGGATCTCCAATCAAATCTCCTAGAGGAAATTCCCCGAAGAATTTTATGATTTCAGTATTTTGTGTTTCGGATAGAGAGAAGAAAATTCCAAGTTTGTTGGAATCGACGTTAGACAATTCGCTTGCTTTGTACGATGCTCTAGTTTCTGGAGACAAATTCGTGGCAAGTTCTTGCTCTATATAATTGATTTTGTTACTTCTGAACTTGTTTGACCCATAATCCGGCAAGTTCATTGTTATTCTTACGTCTTTGCGAGAAAATTGATATGGAAATAATGGACCTTCTGCTGGATCGCAATAAGTATTTTGCACAAGTGGCCCAGAAACCTGTGGGAAATTTATGGCAGTAAATGTTGGAAAATCATTTCTAAATGAAAGATTGTTCAGTGTTATTCCGTATGGAACTGGGTCATATAAGTCCACCGGTCTTTCAAATGATATTCTATACAAATTTTCTGAAACCATTTGTTGTGGAGTTTCAAGATCATACGCATTTATATTTAGAGTATGCGCAGTAAATCTTTCCGTGGATAACGGAGATTCCCATATTCTTATATCGTCAATATTTCCGAAGAATGCCTCTGGGTCGATACTTAAAGATGCCGTATTTTGGTTATAGTTTCCGATATACAAATAAGATCCAGATTCGAATGAATCATTATAACTTCCGCTAAAGAATGCACTAGCAGAAACGTGAAATGTTATACGATCATCTTCGGATTTTTGAAGTAGCAAGTCGTATCTGGTTGGATATTCATTCAATGAAGCGGTCGCACCAAATAAAGATTCAATATCATTTCTTCTGAGTAGTGCTTTATATGAATTTCCATCAAATATTGGTGCTCTGGAAGTAAGTATAGACTTTACTGCTCCTGCCCCGTCATCAATACTAAAGAACAACGTTCCCCAATCTTTTCCTTTTTCACGAACTGCCCCCATAACCCATACATCGGAACAATTTAATAATCTAAATACTTTGCCATCTTCGTGCGTCTTCTTTGTATCAAACCTAAAACTAAACTCTATCGACTGTGCACTTCCTGTCCAGTCCAACTTAAAATATTCTCCGCTTCCACTAAAATATGGTTCGTACTTTACTTCTTCCACGATATACAGCGACTTGTCGGTTAAATCACTGACGTTTTGTATGCCACCATATTCTTTTATCTTGATTATATTTTTTGGTACTCCAAAGCACGAAATTAACGCATTCAGAGACGCTTCAGTTCCTTTTGTCTTGTAGATATATGGCAATGTATTGAGTATACGTTTCCATATTATCTGATTTCTTTGCTCTTCCGAAAACTCTCGTGCTTTTGAGTATAGCGGAGATTCTGGATCAAAATCCGATCTAGAAAATGCAGACAATATCAGCGGAAGATTGTCTTTTGATATCTCTACGTTCCACCCCAACGACTCCAGCATATCTCCCACAATGTCGGTCGATATTCCGACATTTGGCGAGCTTGATATATTATTTTTTTCCGTATATTGTTTTGCTGCCAACGAAATATTATCAAAGAAATGTCCGACCATTCCAACAAATTTGATATAGTCTGCGTTGTTGTCGGAATCTTCTACCAAGAATTGAGGAAGGTTGTTAATTAATGCTCCACCATTTTCTTTGTCATATAAAGACGCAGAAGTATATCCATCCATTTCTCTGGTATGTTCATCATACCACATTGGATTATCATACAAGAATTTTTCATAACCATCCATCCCCGCTTCTATTTCATCTATTTCATTACTTGCATCGATTTTTTGTTTTAGATAAAACGTATCATCTGGGTTTATTGTAAGTTTTTCGTCTAACTCTCTTAGTTCTTCAGTAAGTTCTTCTATTCTGTTTCTTTTACTTTCGAACGCTTGTAGTCGTAAATCAGCAGAAGAAAAGTTGATGAAGTTTGTAAAGTTTCTATAATCTGTTGTATCGATGAACCGCTGTGCCTTTCCTTCCAGCTTGCTATTCAGTTCATTGTACAAACTTCCAGTTTCTCCGATGAGTTGTTCCATGGACAACGCTTCAGTAGAGTTTCCTTCATTCTCTATTTTGATTAGAAAATTTGGACCGCGCAAAGGTGTGGTATTTATTATCTGCCTTGAATAGTAATAAACATTTTGGACGATTGGTAAAAATGCAAAATCACAAGTAATCCACATATCTGTATTTAGTTCTACATCGTATGGCAACGGTTCGAGTAATTTCAATGCCAATACATCATAAAACCTTGAATCGGTAGATGCGATGGATTTTCTGTTGATTATTGATATAGGCTTTTTACCCGGTATATTTAAATAATATTTAAAATATCCAGACAAGTTTACGTTATACTTTTGCTCCAGCCCAAATATTATTGGATAAAATATATTGTTGTAAAATATAGTTTGTAAAAATTCTACAATCTGTGGATATGTGTCCGGTTTTTTGTTTGTTATCCGATTTAATTCCTGGTCCACAATATACAAGAACAAGCTATAATAGTAATCGCGAATAGCACCAAAAGTGTAACCAGTTTCATAGTTTTGATATAGCCAGTTTTTAAACTGGTCATAAATTCCAAGTACGTCGTTGTTTGCGTATTGTCCATTACTTCTTAAGTTTCCTTTCTTTACTCCGTAATATATGTCATTCAGGAAAGAAATAACATCAACGTCTTTTTTAAAACTGTAGTTTAATTTTAATTCATTCGACCCGCTTGGGTTCTGGGCGGCGGCAGCATTATAAATCTGGTATATTTCCGGTTTGGATAATCCAAATATTAAATCGTCCGCAATTTCATTTACCTGTATTTGTGCGTTGGAAAATATATCATATTCAGTGTTGATAGTGGATTTAGTACCCTTTATAGTTTTGGGTATTATTCCTATCTCTGTTCTGTTCGTAGAAATACCATTTATGATAAGTTTATTTTCGCTCCCATTTTCATTGCCGATGATGTTTCTACCAAGTTCTATATAAAGTTTATAATTTCCATTTTGTACGCCAAGATTATTTAGATTCTTGCTTACATCAAAAAACAATGATTGTGTTTCTGTACCAAGTATTACAAAGTCCGTGTTATACTTTTTGTATGAATATGTTATAAACTGGTTGAATACATCGTAATAAGATGACGTATGAAATGAATATTCTCCGGTGGAATATATCATGGACGACGTAATCAAACTATCGTCTAAGTTATATACTCCAAATTTTATATAATCTTGCTCTTTCTGCCCAAATGGGAAATTTTTGAAAGTTTTTCCATCCGTGTAAAAACTTAAATCTTCTTTGCTTAAAAATGATCCAAAACTCAAAGATGAGGTAGAAGTTACGGTATATTTTACATCTGATAAATTCATAACTCTGTAAATGTTGGGTCAATTCTAGTTTCAACCTTTACTGGCTCATATACGACATTTTTAAGTTCTATGCTTATGGAAGAACTATACAACTGGGAAGTTGTGTTTTGTATTGTGAGGTTTGTGTATTCATCTATGTTTGGTACAATATAACCCGTGCTTAATAAGCTTTCTACATCCGCCTGATTATATCCAATTAGATTTGGGTTGGCTTTCATCTAGAAATCTTGAATGTTGTTGGAATAGTATAGGTCAATATAGACCCACTTTGTTCTGAACGTATTTCAACCGTGTAGTATCGTTCAGACGCAAGTCCGCTTGTATCAAGCATAAAATAATTTCCTGTTGGATCACAACTCAGGCGGGTAAAATCATCATATGGAAGTATTGTTTCTTCGCTTTCTGCATCCTTGATTTGGTAATAACTCGAAGATGGTAGATAGTATGGAGACAGATAATCGGAGAATCTGTTAGTAAATGTTTTTACTGGATATCTTTGTCTTGCGGCGACATCCATACGAACAATGGAACCGAACTTGTATTCTCTTGCCATATTCTTCATATTTACTACAGCGTCACGTAGTTGTATAGCATCCGCACTACCAGTATTGATGGTAGAATCATACCAGCATACATCAAGATATGGAGAATATATTGTATTAGTTTCTTTGCTAAAGAACTTCAATGAGCCATAATCCACAGAACTTGACTCGTCTGCGTGCATCAATATGAAACCTTCGTTTGGTATTGCTCTAGTAAGCCAAGCATTTACTATTGGAGTAACATCCATTCTTACGTCGGATGTTTGATAATCAAAGTATTGATAGCAAGCATATGAACCCGTGGATATTATGCTGGACGAAACTGGCGGAACATAACTGCTTGTAGGACAATCTGGGAATGGGTTGTATTGGCTTATGTTTGGATACTCGGCATATCCAGAACCAGATGCGATAGAGGCACTATCCAACCACCATACACCACCACCACTACAGTCGGTGAGAGACCCGGTATTCCACCATTTTTGTAGTTGGTCGGCACTATAAAACTTCCAGTTTGCTCCATCGGACGTTGATGCTCCATCATACTTGTATCCAGTTCCCATTGCCCAAGATTGTGAAACAGGATATGCGGCAAGCGAATAACGAACTGGTACTTCTTGCGACTCACAAATCTTCAAGTTCAAGAAAAACTTGGGGCTGGTAATTGTTCCCGCCGCTATAGATTGCGATATTGTGGATAAGTCAAAATGTAAAAGTGCTCGCGATAAAACAGCACCCATAGTAGTTGGTCCAGATACATCTTTATATGAACTTGATACTACTCTTGGATCCGTAGAACCAGAATCAAAAGACGCCGACTTTAGTCCATTCAATAGTTCTATACTTGAACTGGTATAAGAAAACAATACAGGAAATGTACTTGTGCTTGAACAACTATAGCCAGAAACTCGTTTTTCAACTTCTAATAGTTCGTCCAACCCCATATTTTTGTACATATAGGTTGGATAGTTGGTTATAAACGTGTCTTTTGTTGGATATAAAAAGTAGTGCATTTATATATTTCTTTACTTTATAAATATAAACACCCAACAGATATTCTGTATATATTTATGCTACTCTGCCTACTATATCTTTAGTTGGAAAACGTACTTCAAACACTGACGGATCTATGGATGGATATATAACATTATCTACTGTGGCCTTTTCAGTGTCATATTCGTATTGAGAATAATCACCATCTTTTAGTGTAAGATTTTTTACACGCAACTGAGTTACGGACTGAACGCCATCTACTTTGGCAATTTCCAGTTCCAATCTGCTAAGATTGATTGGCTGACAGAACTTAGTATTGTTTATGTCGAAATATTGCTGCACCAGTGTTAGACAATTAGCCAAAACTTCGCGCTTATTATAGTTTTTATAAACAATAATGCTAAAATCGACGCCAATATTGATGACGTATCCATCCAACATATTCACGCTATCTGTAAGCATTCTATACTGATTTAGGTAGTTTTTCAGATTATTGCGTACTGCTTCGTTGGTAGGAATCAATCGTTGATTATTGTCATAACACAACAAGTATAGATTGATAGCAAATGGGTTGTTTTTGTCTGGATTAACTTTGTTTACTGTACCCGGTGCGAAACTTCCAGACTGTAATGAGGATGGTTGTGCTTGTATATTAGATATGTCCAACTGAGTATCTGTTACTGCATAAACTTTGGCAATAGACCCATATTTTGATGGCATTGCGTATGTTCTTACTTCATAATCTCCCTGTGTTACCGCTCTATTTTGCGCAGCAAAGTATGCCAGTGCATTATTACGAATTTCATCGTTTGTTTCTGCGGCTTTTCCTCCCGTCGCTGGTATTGGGTTGTTTACTCGGACGGAACGACGTACCAGATTAGTTAAGTTGAATTCCAACAACCCCATTTCCGTCAAATCGCCAAAAAATTCAACAGAACTTACATTTTTGATTGCGTTTGCATTTACGTTACTTTCTACTCCACCTCCAACTACATATCTTATCGTCAACGTCGTGTTTGAAGGAGCCTGTCCAAATGCTTTAGACGATAGAAAATTTGATGGGTCATATGCAATATTTTCTGCTCTAAAAGTCGTAGGTTTATTTACAGTAAATGCGTTTGGTATAATCAACTCGTCGTCTTTTATGCTAATACCAGACCCAAATTCCAAAAACGTTGTGTTATCTGCGTCAACGCCGGTGACAAAACGTTTTGATGTACGCAAATATCTCAACAAAAATGGCGTAGTATCTCTGTACACGGATAGAGTAACATCATTTTTATAGATATTTTCATAATCTACTGGTAGTAGATCTTGGGCAAGATAATCTGTCTCATACCATCTATTTCCATCAGAATCATACACATCTAATACTTCTATTACATTAGTATCATCCAAGTATATCTTTAAAAATGGAACAGGATCAACAACTGATACAGTTTTTGTCAATATTTGACCAGAAAATGCATCTACACTCTTTTTTAACACAAAAAATTCTGGTTGTCCCGCAGAGTTTCTTTGAAAAACAGAAACTTCGAGTGGATCGTTTTTTGTATCTACTGTAAAATCTACGGGCGAATTAGTCAAAAATGTTACGTTAGTATCGCTCGTGGTAGACATTCCTGGTTTTATGATTTGAGCATAATTTAGGTCAGGGACTATTTCTCCCGCATCATCCGTCTTTGCAGGAACCAATTGATATACATCCAATCTTGTAACCGAAGGTATTGTTGCCTTTGCTTTGTATCCTACCGATTTTGCCGCATCAATAATATTTTTTCTTTCCTCGGAATTTACCAACATAGATTCCTTGAATTGATAATCGATGTAATATGATAATACGTCGCCAACATACGCCGCCATTTCCATAAACATCATTCCGGTGGACGCTTCACTGAAGTCTTTGTATGTATTAGGATAATATGTCTTGGCAAAATCCATTAACGACTGCTTCAGTTGAGAAAAGTCTTTGTTTAGATACTTAATATCTTTCTTATCTGGTTTGAATGATTTTGGTGTATCTAATATCATATGTTGCTGGTGTTCATTGAAACTTCCAAGGTTTGTTGCTGTGTTACTCCAATACTAGGAACAGTGAATAACACTTTGACGCCAATAGTGTATTTATCTTTAAATTCAGAATCGTTAGTGCTTACTTGAACATCACTTACATTGACATAAGACATCCATCTCGTGATATCTTTTCTAATCGTATTTTCTATTAACGCGGAAATATCGTCGGTATAATTTTCAAACAATACATTCCACAATCCAGAGCCAAAATCTGGATTCATTCTTCGCTCTCCTTTTTTTGTGCGCAATAACAAGTTTAAATTTGATTTTACCTGGTCTATTATGGTGTAACTTTGGTTAAAATAACCTTGTGGCCCATGTGTTATGGGTAAAGTTATGCCATAAGGTTGTATTGCTGTTGCCATTTATTTTTACATTGGACGCTTGGCCTTCGCCTTAGCATCAACTGCTTTTAGAAGTTTCGAATAATCTCTGGTCAACGCATTTGCTACCGCAGCGACTTCTTTGTTTTCGTTCAACGCTTCTTTTGGTAAAGTTTTTATTACATCAATTGCAGAAGGTGTGGAAGTTTGTTCTTCTATAGGAACACCTCCAACAGTTTCATTTAATACCTGGTTCAATAATGGATTTTTTGTAAAAATTTTAGGCGCTTGAACGGCCTGTTTTTTTACAGGTTCTTCTAATCCAACGTTGAAATTTGGTTTTCTGGTTGGAATTTGATCGGCCTGCTTTCTTGTTTCAAGTATTGCCGCCGAGTTCTCTGTCATTTTTTCTGCAAGCACTTCCATCAATAGTTGTGGAAGGGCGTTATGCACTTCTTCTTTTACGATAGTTCTTATAATATCTACTAGTTCGTTCTTTTTCATATATATGATGCTTTATATAAATATATAGTATTTTTAATAATCAGCCAGTTGGCGGAAAGGTAAATGATTTAAGTGTAGATCCCGCCGTAGATGTAAATTGACTTGTTTTTATATTTGAAGTCGCCAATATACCTTCTCCGACTTTTGGTGCAATATTGCTAACATCCGGGAATCCAGATAAATCTGGTTTTGGTGCCGGTATTTCTATTGTTTCACCGTCTTCATTTGTTGTAGTTTGGGGCGGATTTAAAGTATTAAAGTTGCTTAAAAATGAATCTTTTGCTCCGCCTACCACGCTATTAAGTTGGCCTTGTATGTTGTTTACTCCAGTAGAATCAATCGCCGTTTGCAACTGACCTAATGCTTGACCTTTAATGTCGTCTAAAACGCTACTTAACAAATGTTTCAATAATTCGGAAGGATTTGCAGACATTGCTGCTTTTATTACGGACACTGCTGCCAGCGCCATTCCCATGTTTATTTTTAATCCAGGCACAAACGGAGGAACTATACTTTTATATTTTGCTATCTGCTCGGCTATAAACTTAGGACCAGCACCAAGATTTATACCGGCTAAATCTATGCCTGGAAATTCTGGCAGTTTGGGAAAATTTAGACCAGTCAAACTTAAATCTAATTTTGGCATACTGGCATTAAATCCAAGTGTTTTAAGTGCGTCTCCGACGGGAGGTAAAGATGTTGGAATTCCCAGTGAAGATGCCGCGCCTCCTATGCTCGTGGGTACTCCCAAACCGGACGCTGCACCTCCTATACTTGTTGGTACTCCCATAGTTTGTCCAATTCCACTCAAATTCAAGCTTGCTGGACTAGATATTGGATTTGTTATACTTAAACTCGGAGCACTAATGGATCTTAAAGATAAATCGGGTGCTGTTCCTGTTAAAAATTTAGGGGCACTTGTTCCCACACTTACCGACGGGGTACTTACACTTATTGAAGGCGAAGAAAAAGTGGTAGATGATAAAGACACTGACGGAGCCCTGACTACAGATAGTGCATTCATATTATCCTCCCAAGAATACTCTACTACTTAACAGTGAACTTAACTGCGATCTTAGTGCAGTTAAGCTTATTTGAGATGCATACAGCGATTGCATTTGTTCCGCCCACATTGCCATAGCTGGTGGAAGAGATGGGGTCGTTGGTCCAACTTTGGTCATATGAAAATGCGATATTAACGCAGTCAACATCTGTATTTGAGTATTAACGTTCAATAACATCCAGTCGCACAACGAATACATCCATAACACGGTAGTTCTTCCCAATAATGCCGGTTGATCATTTGGTCCTTCGGTATTAAAATTTAAATATATCTTCGGTGCATTTAGTGTCATTATTCCCTTGTTAGACGTTATTGTCGTATTTCCATAAGAATTTAAAGAAAGTACTTGATCTGTAGAGATTCCTATCATTTTCTTGGAAAAGAATAGCATTTCGTTTGCCTTGGAAGAAAATACTAATCTGTCACTGTTTATCACTATTTGATCTCCATCTAATTTTGGAAAAGGAATGCCCTTTGTGACATTTATCATGCCGGTCGTTGTTACCGGAGAAAATCTGGATATAGTTTTTCCCGAAGTAAGATGTATGGAAGAACCATCTTTATTTATATCTTCCACCGTATACCCTTTTCCTGTATATCCTTGTGGAAGTTTTATCGGCGCTTGTCTATTTCGTATAAGTATCATCGGATTGCCACCATTATCCGAATATTCTCCAAGTCCATTATCATTTCCACGATTGTTGTCGTATGCTCCAAATCTTATAGACGATCCAAATCTTGATTGTAATATGGTATCTCCCTCATACAATTTCAATCCACGTATTTTTGGGTTAAACTTAAAGTAGTTCCCCAATATTCCCGTATAATCGTCACCTCCAGAAAAATTAATTTTTGATTGCGGGCCTGTATATGCACCATCTTCGGAATATTCGTTTATATTTTTATCAACTTGCCCTGACGTTCTTTCCGCAGAAAAATCTGCATTTGAATTTATCGTGGAATTTACATTAAGTTTCCTGGTATAAAAATACTGATCTCTGTATTTTCCAACGATTACTATTTCGTTCATTAGGGGATATTCTACAATACCCGTATTTTCCACTGGAAATGCCCAGTTAAGCGTTTCTTTTTCTTCATTAACTTGGCTGTTTAAAAATCTAAATCTTACTCTTCCTATCCAAGAATAGTCGTTGTCGGATGGATTTGGCTCACTTCCGTCTATATTCGGAGGCCAAGTATCGACCGATAATATGGCTGATGAAAATATTGGATGGGTTTCATCCAACACAACGTCCAGAACCACGGCTTCTTCCAACTCATAAAATAAATTTGTATCTGGTTTTCTTTCTATAACAAAACGTTTTGACGCAAGCATATCATCTTGTTTGGTATTTTGTTCTGCACGTCTGTCAACGGTGTTATAGGCCATAAATTTTATTTAACCTTTTTTTCGGTTGCTTCCGGTTTTTGTAACTGTTTGGCGGTTTCTTCTACGGTAGCCATCAACTGTTTGCGTTCTTCTTCAGTCAACAACATAGCACCACCTTCACCTTCTGCTCCACCCTTGCCACTCATTAGTCTTTGTATAATAGCAGCAAGTTTGATAAGTTGTTCATCGTTTCTTACACCAACATCAAAATATTCTTTCAATAATGGCACAATCATGGTGGCATCGTTGATGGTTTTGATCATTTCACGCAAATCAGTAATCAGAATATCTATCTGATTCTTCTTTTCTTCGCTGTTTTTGACAATGTCTTTACACAGGTCGGAGAAGTTTTTGCCCTTAAAAATCTCTATGTCATTATCCATGACTATAAATAGTATTTATAATATATATTTAGATTTTTGCCCCGCTGATTGTGCCACGATTTAGATATTCTTCAGCGATGTTTTGCTGGGTAGCCTTCATTTTATTGATGACTTTGGTAATCTTTTGAGTTTGGCAGTCGGCGATTTCTCGTATATATAAATAAAGTGCCTTTTTATTGAATACATCAATGCGGTCAGCGTTTCTGAATATTTCTATAACAGCGTGAGCAATCTTTAGGTCTTTTTCCTTGTTGAACATCTTATGAACGTTCTTATCCCAGTAATCTACCATTAGTGCTATAAACTCGCGTGTTTCGCTTTCTTGCTTTTCGTGTTCTGGTTCTACTACAAATTCACCGGCATCGCCTGCTTGCTCACATATTTCAACGTGCTTCTTGAACCGCTTATATGTTGTATTATTATCTAAAATAAACCAGTTCTTGGCAACAATGCTGAAGTAACTAAATGCCTTACCCTTACCTGGCTCATATTTGTCTATATTAGCCACCATATGCGATATAGCCTGCTTTTGTATTTCAAGAGGGCTGACATCCGCATAACTAAACTTGAATGTGTTATAAACGTTTTCTGCTATCTTAAAGAACGCTTGTTGAATATGGTCGTTGTATATTCTATCTTTTTCTCTGGAATCTGTTGTTTGGTTGTATGCTATAATGGCTGCTTCTGTTTCTGGGGTAAAATATACATTTGATACTTTTGGCGTGCCGTCTTTTTGCTTATTCTTGGCACCTTTTGGTCTGCCTCTTGGTCGCTTCTTTGGTTCAATCGGCGTATCATTTATTACAACCGGAACAATAATCTGCTTTTTTATCTTTGGTTGCTTCTTGACCTTTTTTATATTTTTGGACGCTACTCGTTTTACCTTTTTGACGAGTTTTGTTTTTTTAGCATTCTTCTTCAGTTTCTTTTTTTTCATATATTATTTTATCTTCTCGTCAAACTCTTTGATTATCTTTACGATTTCAGAAAACACAAATCCTACATCATCGTCCTTCTCAAACAAATTTTTGTCATCTACTGCTTTTATTCTATTGTATACATCAGACACTTCACCTCTAAACATATCAAGCCAATCTTCATATACTTCCATCTTTTTGAGTAGATTATAGCACGCATATCCCAACGCACACGTCGTTAGGAAAAATATAACCAGCAGAGTTATTAGTAACCACATAAAGAGTATTATTCTTCGTCTTCCTCTTCTTCATCTTCGTCGGGATCATATCCAAGTTCTTCTTTGATGATTCCCAACGCTTCTTCGACCGAAGGCCAACTACGGCTTTCTAGTGCGTATTCTAATAGTTCTTTTACTTCTTCTATGTTGTCTGGGTCAATGTTCATAGTATCTTCCATCCTTGTTCAACGAGTTCTAATGCCTTCTTGTATTTTATATATTGTGTTTCACCATTTTTTTCCACAACAACCTTATCATTTCTGCCGTGTTTTACCTTTTTTTCTACCGGCTTGATGAACTTGACGCCAGGATCAATCATTAGTCTGCCATTTAGATGGTCGATTTCGTGTTGAACGCAGATTGTTTCTAATATACCAACATCGTCATATACGCTCTTTTCTGTTGGCGGATTTGTATCTGGACCAAATGGGATGGGGTTGGCGTGGTTGAGAGTATTGACGGTTACTTTCAACTTACGCATCGTATTACAACTCTTGCCCGGCAAACTTAGGCAACCTTCAAGATAAATGATATTTTCGTTACTAACTTCTGTTATAACAGGATTCATCAACACAACTGGCGGTTGATCTTTTCTGGCTCTAATAACAGAAACACTTTTTGATATTCCTATTTGATTAGCAGATAGTCCAACTCCACCGTGAGGCAAACTATCTAAAGTTTCTATAAGCTTGTTTGCTATTTCTTGACCCTCTTCAATAGAAGATACAGGTGTTGTTGGCTTATGTAGAAAATCTTTATCCTTGACTATTTTATAACTCATACTATGTGAATTTTTTTGTTTTACAATTCACATATATATTGAATAGTTTTATTTTGTCAAATTATAATAAAACAAATTATGGATTAGGACGACTAAAATGTTCATAGTCCCTAATAAATGCTTCTGGAGGAGCTTCTGTGCTATTTGCTTTAGCAGGCTCTATTCTGTTTTGTAGTTGTTCGTTATATGGGTCTTTTTGTTCTATTTGCTGAGAAGGTTCTGGTGTAGGCTCTGGAGTCGGACTTGGTGTTGGCTCTGGAGTAGCAGAAGGAGTGGGAGATGGTGTTATTGTTGGTTCTGGTATAGCCGTTGGAGTTGGCGTTATAACTGGCGTAGCAACTGGCAAAATCTGTTCTTTCTTTTTTCCTACTAATGTATTATACGCTAGAATCAAACACACCGCCAGCGGGTCAAACACAAGCATGATAGACCATATGAAATAGTTTACTGCTGTATCTAATGGTACGCCAAGGCTCTTGGCAATAAACTTGAATGTGCCTACATCTGTTTTTACTATCTTGTCTTTATAATCTGTGTTTTGATTACGTAATGCTTGTATTTCGTTTTGATATTCTATTACCTTTTTCTTTCCAGCCTCTGCGAGTTCATCTTTTTTGCTGTTTAGCGATGATACTTTATTGTCAGACTCTTTGTTGTATGCGTCTATAGACGCCATTATTTCTTCAATATCCTTTTCAAGTTTCTTGATGTTTGCTTCTATATCTCCACGCTGACCTTTGCTTCTAGTTTCTATTACTGCTACACGGTCATTATACTCTTTCATCTGCGACGCATATTGCTCACGCAGTTTGGTTATTCTGTCTTGAGATGATTTTATCTTTTCATCTATTTCAGCACGTTCTTTTGCTTGACCTTCTTTTACAACTCTGGCTTGGTTTAGTCCATTTTTACCAAACAAACCACCTGTGCCTTGGTCCATCCATTTCTGAACTTCTTTATCCAATATTTCCAATCTGGCATTGAATAGTTTTATCTGCTCAAGCTCTCTGGCTATATCAGTATCAGTTGAAGATTTTGATATTTCAAGAGCTTGTTTTGCCGCTGCTATATCTGCTGAAGCATCCTGTGTTGTATTTGCTGATTTACGAATGCTTTCTATCTGCTGATTTTTTTGTGCTACAACTTGAAGTTTTTGTTCTATGAACTTTTTTCTGTTAGCATCAATGCCCGCTATTTCTTCTGAGTTATAATCAGACTTCTTGATAGTTTCTATTTCTTTCTCAAACTCTGCTATCTTGGTATTATTAGATTCTATGTTTTGTTCGTATCCTTGAACGGCAATAGATGTTGCCGTGTATCCAGCACTCAAATATCCATATATACCAATGGAAGTTATGCCCATCAGAAACAATGTGGCAAGCAACATATATGATTTCATCCACCATCCTATTTCTTTCCACTTTTGTTTTAGAAACGTGGCAGTAATAATTTTACCAACTTCAAGGGCAGTTCCCATTATAATAATAGACAACCCGCCGCCAACAAAAAGCAGCTTCAATCCTATGATGCTAAAATAAGCACCACAGATTGATATGGCAATACCGCTTAATAATACTAAAAATGCTAAGATATTCATGTTATAATAAATATCATATATATTAAAAAGAAAACCCCGAACTTTTTATAGTTCGGGGTTATTTACCATTTTGGTTTTATTATTACGTTATATAGTTTTCCAACTCATGATATGCCTTGTATCCTTCCTCGGCCTTTTTTTTCGTGTCTTCATAAAACATATCTTTATGGCGGTTTGCGAGATATATAGTTGTTTGAATTTTTTCAGATCTTTGCAGGAATTTAATGTCTTCGTCTAATTCTTTTGCACTGCGTTTCCCAGATATATAGTAGCCAGTTCGATTGCTAATTTGACGGACTCTGTCCGTTAACTCTTGACATTCTTTATACTTTTCTTGCCATTCTTTTTTCTGGGCTCTTAGGGAACTTACATCATCGTCATAAGCCGATACGGCATCGTCACCACGTCGATCTCCGTATTGCGACCTCTTGTTGGGCTCCCATATTCCATGCTCCTCGTATCCCCCCGCCTGACGCAGATCGTCCTGTGCCCTTCGAATACGAGTGTCAACATTATCCTCCTCTCTTGAATAATAAGCACATCCTGCTCTCATACCTTCTATAATTGCATCCAATCGCTTTTCATTTCTTGCGAATATTTTATTGTTTTCCTCTCTTCTCCTATTGTCTCTGGTTTCTTTTTCTCCTCTTTCTTTTTCCGCCTTTGCACGGGCTCTTTTTTTTCCGGTAGGATCTTTGAGAAAATCCATGATACCTTCATCTTGTTGAGAATATACTTCTTCGACGACTTCTTTAATCAACCGTTTTAGTTCGCTTTTTTTCATATTATAATAGGTTATAATAATAAATATATATCAAAAACAAAAAAAACCCAGATTTTATCTGAGTTTATATATCAACTGACCGAATCAAAAAACTCTGCCGTTTTTGCAGTTTTATTATCTTCGTGCCATTTTATTCGTGTCTGGCACTTTGCGTAATAATCATTACTAATTTCAGAACTATAACACTTTCTGTTTAGATGCTGGCAAGCAATATATGTTGTCGCAGAGCCGCCAAATGGATCAACTACAACGCCGCCTTCATTAGTATGCTTCTTAATAAGATCCTCAAACAGTTCAAGCGACTTTTGAGTAGGATGAATACGATCAATCTCACGCTTGCCCTGATAAATAGGATACTTATAAATACCATTATCGTACTCGGAGTTGAATGTAGCCTTGCCTCCCTTTACACAAGAAATGGCGATTTCACGGGCATTACTAAGATATGTTGCCTTGGAATTGATAGGAACAGGATTGGTTTTTACCCATTCAATAAAACGCAGCTTACCAAACTTGTGCTTTTCAAGCAGCTTGCTTAATGTCTCAATCTTCCAAAGATCAAAGAAGATGATACACGAACCACCATTCTTCAATACACGGCTAAACTCCTTGATAAACTCTTCGAGATTTTCCAAAGTAAAGTTGCTATCCCATTCACCATAGTCTGTTTGTATAGCATACTTGCTGCCATACTTCGCCTTGTCTTTAGTGGCATCATCGGCATTGAACAAAGCATCCATGCCAGTTTTCTTGGAGATAATATAAGGCGGGTCGGTCAATACAAGATCAACAGACTTGCTGTCAATCTGTTTGAGCATTTCTAACCCGTTTATGTTATGAAAACCAAGATCCATGAAAACACTATACCATAAAAACTAAGGTTGTCAATCGTATAAAAAAACAACCCCCGAAGTTGTATTATGGACCATAACGTATGATGATTCTTACATTACTTGGTGCTGAAATACCTGTAACATTAACAAGTGCTGAACTACTATCCGTTGAACTAGTCATTCCATCAAAGGTACGTGTGGCGACAACTTTGTATGTTCCACCAGTATCTATTACGACTGGTGATACGGTGTATGTCGATGATGTAGCACCAGATATAGCCACATTATTTCTATACCATTGATATGATATTGTACCTGCTCCAGAATCTGTAACAGGCGGGGCAGGCGTTGCGGACACGCCGCTTACATCCTGAAATCCAGTCGTTCCTCCATTAATGAGCGTACTGAATGATAGTGGTGTTAATATACCGTTGGCTGTGTTTACTGTATACCACTGACCATTATCAAAGGATTGACCATACAACGTTGAACCGGCTGGACCGAAGGTGATCTGAAGCCTACCTATTATCGGAGAACCAACTGTGCCTATATTCGTGGCAGCTATAGTACCACTTAACGGACCAGACGGCAGAGTCAGATTATAAAACATAGAACCGTTGGAAGTAGTGGCATATAATGTACCATTACTAGTAATGGCTATGTCTCCAATATAATTGTTGTTTGTTGTAGGTATGCCGCCCGTGAGCGTAGCGGACGAAATGCCATTAGAAACCATTGTAGGGGTTCCTGATCCGTCATATTGTAATGCGACTCGCACCAGCATATGTGTACCCGGCATAATATACCAATAAGCATTATTCCAATATGCTCCGTTGTCTGGTCGGCTGGTGGTCAATTGCCCCAAATTGACTGGTGTAGAATTGGCAGCTTGGTTCCAATACCACAAAGACGCCAGACCACTTCCACTCGGATTGGGTGCCGCAAAAAATACTTGACCTCGGGTAGTATCAAACGCTATTCCGTTTATTGCGTTTGTTGATGTTGCACCTACAAGAGTAGACACATCTCGCACAGCCCTCTTTGTTCCAGTATCGCTAATTTCATAAATATTGTTGTCTGTACCAACAGTATAATAATACACCGATACTGATGCGAAGGATGATAGTGTAAGTGTATTTCCAAACTCAACACTTGTAGCAACAGGCTGAACGGTAAAGATAGGTGCCTTTAATGTTCTAACAACGTTTACTGTTGCTGTGTTGCTGTCTGTAAAACTGGATACACCATCTATAGTACTGGTTGCTCTAAGTTTATACGCACCAGAGTCTACACTGGCAGCGGCACTCACAGTATATGATCTAGAAGTTGCTCCTGTTATAATAACATCATCTTTGTACCATTGATATGTTGGAGTTGGTGTACCAGTAGCCAACCCAGATAATGTAAATGATTGATTGAGATCAATGGTCACGGAGGATGGTTGAGCAGTAAATACTGGTGCCGCAAGGGTTCTAACTACGGTTACTGTTACTATATTACTATCAACTGAACTGGATGCTCCGTTTAGTGTATTGGTGGCAACAACCTTATAATCGCCGCCATTGGCACTAACAGCAGAACTTACGGTATATGATGTAGATGTTGCTCCAGTTATAGCGACGTTGTCTTTATACCATTGGTATGTTGGAGTTGGAGTGCCGGTCGCTAATGCCGATAGTGTAAATGACTGTGTAAGATTTACTGTTGCGGCGACGGGTTGCGTAGTAAATGTGGGCGGCACCAAAACTTCTATGACAGTAACTGCCACTGCATTACTGTCCGTAGACACTACCGTTCCGCTAACAGTATTACTTGCTGATACTTTGTATGTGCCCGCGTCAGCAAGAACTGCCGATGATACTGTATATGTAGCAGATGTTGCACCTGATATAGCGACATTATTTTTAAACCATTGATATGTTGGTGGAGAGTCGCCCGTGGCAAGAGATGATAGTGTAAAAGATTGGCCGACAGATGCGTTAGTAGCAACTGGTTGTAGTGTAAAAACCGGCGGATTGACAACACTTAAATTTGCAATATTTGAAAGACTACTTCCTAACGAGTTACTAACTTCTACGGTATATGCGGCAGCATCCGATATTGTAACATTCGCCAGCACATACGATATAGATGTTGCACCGGCAATATTCGTTCCTCCTTTTTTCCACTGATATGTAAACGGGGGTGTTCCGCTGGCGGTAGCATCAAAAGTAACAGTCTGACCAACTTTAGCAACCGGACTAACGTCTTGAGCATATGCCATACTGCATAATGCAAGTATATAAAAAAGTATCTTGATATAGTTCTTCATTTTGGCCTATATTGATGGCAGGCATCATTTTGTCAAGATAATAAAACAGCCCCATATTTCTATGGGGCTGTCAGGGGTGATGGACTTATCACCCTCCACCAGTCAGTTTGTGGAGCCACTGACAACCATAACCACTTTAATTAGACTATATACTGTTGTATATTTGTCAAGGGCATTATAACAGTTTGTGTGTCTTTGGTCTTTGCTCTTCAATCTTCAGTTTAGGAAGATCAACTTTTATTGTTCCGTTTGTGAAGTCGGCTTTGATCTTATTTTTGTCAATGCCTTCACCCACGCTGAACGAGCGTGTGAAACTAGAACGCTTAATTTCTTTATATAGGTACTTTCCTTTAGTTGTGTTTTCATTGTTAGTTTTTTTACCTCCTCGTATTACAAGCGTGTCGCCCTCAAGATCTACAGAAACATCTTCCTTACTCAATCCAGCAACATCTGCTTCAAGAACATACTTGTCATCATATTCAACAACGTCTACTTTTGGGTAACTGTGCTTGGTATAAGATCCAGCGTAAGGTGTTACGCCGAAACTGTTGAAAACATCGTCAAATAGACGATCAAATGGGGTGAGAAACTCATCCCGTGTATATCTGCTTAGTGTACTCATATGTTTGTATCCTTTGTTTATATCGACCCCATTATGGGCACCGATGGCACATATATATGCAAACTGCGTGCCAACTGGTCTGTCACACTGTTTACCTGTGAAGACACAAAAAAGAGCACCAAACTGGTGCTCCGTTTTGTCACACGCTTGAGACTAGGTGTCTCAACTTTCTCGCTTCGCAACGTCGTGTTCAGCGTTGCAGGCCATATAGTCTGCAACGTGAATAAGACGAGCAAGATTGTTCTTTAGACCCTTTTCTGGGTCATAAGTCTTCAGATAAAATTCAGCCGCTTCATCATACATTCCATCAGACAACTTGATCGCCAATGTTTCTTTCCAAGTAAGCACAATACCAAACCGCTGTAGATTGTATAATGCTCTATCCGTAACTCGCCAGAACTGATTTTTTGTGTTATTCTTAAAAAGCAGTCCTTGCTTGTTCATAGACCATTCGTCGGTATTGGGAATATAATATGGCCCAGTTTCATCTCCAAGTTTTCCTAAATCGTGATGCAGTGCCGCCATAATACGCTCTTCTTCTGTATAATCAATCTCGCCGCCAAGAGTTTCATACAGCTTTTGTACTCCACGACTAGCACGTTCTACATCAAGTACGTGATGAATATATCCTCCAATATAAGCGTTATGGTAATTCTTTTTTCCAGACGCCGGTGCGGTTGCTAGTTGCAATCCAAGATTTTTCTCGGAGTACATATTCAGCAATTTTTCAAGCCTGTCTCCACTAAACTTTTCCTTCAAAAATTCAAGAAAGTATTCGTAATTTTCCTGAACTTGATTTTCTGTCAAATCTGAACCTGTATGTAGTGTTTTATTCATAAATGATATGAATACAACATAGCATCTATTGTCTATTCGTCAATTTATAATATGTTTGACTGGATGCCTTACGTATCTTAGGTATCCTTTTGATTTTGAAACCGGCCATATCACGAAATTCTCGGGCTTACGA